CCTTCATCCAGATCGAGGACCGAGCCCCATGGCGGACAATATCACCGTGCCCGTGCCCGATGGCACGACGCTGGCCACGAAGGACATCGGCGGCGTCCATGCGTCGAAGATCATGGCGGTGGACAGCACCGGTGTCGATGCGATCGGCGCGGTGGATACGTCTCCCGCCGCGAACACCATCCTCGGCCGGCTGAAGGCCATTGCCGATGCGCTGCTCGGCACGATCGGCATCAGCGCGACGGCTCTCCCGCTGCCCGCAGGCGCGGCCACCAGCGCGAAACAGGATGACATCATCGCCGCGATCGGCACTGCGCCCTATTATCCGGTGACGCAGCCGGTCTCCGGCACGGTCGGGATCAGCGGCGAGGTTGCGGTCACCGGCACATTCTACCAGGAGACCCAGCCTGTCAGTCTCGCGACTGTCCCGCTTCCCACCGGTGCCGCGACCAGCGCGAAGCAGGATGCCGTGAAGGCGTCGATCGATGCGACATCGCTGACCGACATCCCGTTCCCGATCACGCCCGGATCATCCGCGCTCTCCCGGCAGATCAAGGCGATCGCCATCGCGGTGGGCGGCGATGTCGTGTTCACACCGGCGGGCGGCGGCGCGGACGTGACCGTCACCTTGCCGGCTGGCATGTTCCCCCTGCCCGCGACGCATATCCTGAGCGGCACGACCGCGACAGGCCTGACCGGCTTCTGATCGATGCTCGCGACGCTCCTCGCCTTCGACATCATCCCGCAGGACGAAGTGCCAGCTCCGGTCGCGAGCGGCGAGCCCGTCACCGTGGATGATGTGAAGCTGCATTGCCGCATCGATCTTGACGTCGAGGACGCCCTTATCGCTCAAAAGATTAAGTCCGCGCGCGAATGGGTAGAGATATTCACCGGACGAATTGTTGTCAGGCGCTCAGTGAGTGAGTTTTTCAATAGATGGGGCGCCTATATTGCGCTGCGCTGGCGTCCGATCGCGTCCATCGATCAGATAAACTACCTGTCGAGCAGCGGATCAGAGCCATACGCTGCCGCCCGGATCACTCTCGAGCCATATCCAACGAGAATATATCCTGCCTCCGGACGCTTTCCTTCGCACCAGCCCGGCGATGTGATCGAGGTTGCATACACAGCCGGCTATAGCCTTGAGGATGTCCCTCACGTCATGATCGAGGCCATCCTCACCCTCACCGGAGGTTTGCTGAGCAAGCGGGAGGGTGGCTATGAAGAGGCAATCACCAGCGCAAAGAATATCCTCAGGGATATGCGCCGTAGGGTGCTGTGATGCTGGGCGCCGGTGACCTCAACCGCAAGATCATGTTCCAGCGGCCCGCGCGCGTCGGAAACATGCAGGGCGGCTCGGTCAAGAGCTGGACGGATGCGGGCGCGGCGTGGGCGCAGATGATTCCGCTGCGCGGCGGCGAGGCGCTGGAGCAGAGCGTGTTGCGCGGCACGCAGCTCTGGAAGGTGACGGTGCGGTTCCGGGCCGACGTATCGACGGACTGGCGCGTCCTGTTCGGCGAGCAGCCGCTCAACATCCTCACCTGCGCCGATCCCGACGGACGGCGGGCGTGGCTGGTCATGACATGCGAGAGCGGAGTGCGGACCTGATGGCGCGGCGCGTGCAGGGCGGGCAGCAGATCAAGGCGATCCTGCGCGGGATGCCGAAGGCGTTTCGCGAGGAAATGGCGGACGTCTTCGCGCGCGGCGGGCAGGCCCTCAAATATCTGATGCAGCGCCGCGCGCCAACGCGCTCAGGCGCCCTGCGCGCCGGCATCGACTTCAAGGTCTCGCCGCGCAGCCTCAATCTCAAGGTCGGCCTGCTCAAGACGAAGGCGGGCCGCTCCACGCTCTTCTATGGCCGCATCCAGGACCTCGGACGCAAGGCACAGGTCGTGCGGGTCCGCCGCGCCAACACCGCGCCCTACGAGATGCGCGTGCGCGCGATGCCGGGAAAGAAGTTCGTGACCGGACAGATGACGGGACTTCGGCAGGCGATCCGCGATCGCACGCGCGGCATTTTCGCGCGGGCGCTGGCGAGGCTGAGCAATGGCGGTGAGTAGCGCGATCGAAGCGGTCGATCTGGCCGCCTACACGGCGCTGGCGGCAACCTCATGGCCACTGGCCGGGGTCAACGTCTACCAGCATGCGCCGCGCGATGCGGATTACCCGGTCGTGACAGTGGGCGACATCGACGGCGCGTTGCCGATCGGCCGCGCCGGCGATCCCGACATGACGATGAACGTCAGCATCATCGCGCTCACCCTGGGGGAAGAGCGCGCGCCTTGCTCATCGATCCTCGGCGCGGCGGTCGCGGCGCTGGACGGCGCAACGGTGGCCGTCACCGGCTGGTCGGTCAGCTTCGCGCTGATCGCCGGCTCATCCGTGCTGGCTGATGACGGCCTTGGCTACACCGGCGGCGCGACCTTCACGGCCACCGCGCTCGCCGCCTGATCAGATTTCAACCGCCGCCCGCGCGCGGCATCTCCATGGAGCCACGAAATGGCAAAGCTGCTCGGCAACAACTACCGGCTGTGGATCGAAAGCGCCACGGCCGGCACTTTCAATGAGATCAAGGGCAACACCGCCCTGAAGGTCAATCGCTCGTCGGATCTGATCGATACGGCCGCGAAGTCCGACTTCCCCTATGGCACCAATGCGCCGGGGCTCAAGAGCATGACGATCGACGCCACGATCTATCCCGATCTGCCGGATACCAATGGCTATGGCCGGCTGGAGGCGCGCTCGCAGCAGAGCGATCCGACCGCGTTCCAGATCCGCAAGAACGGTTCGAGCGGCGCCGACCCGGCGGATGTTGTACTGGAAGGCAATTTCTACATCGGTAACTACAACACCGATATGGGGAAGAACGCGCCGGTGCAGGTCGACTTCCAGCTTGCGCTGGCCGAAGCGCCGACGATCGACACGCTGGCCTGATCATGAGCGTCGTCAACGAGGATCGCGGCGAACTCGCGATCGAACTGGATGGCGAGCGCTTCGGCCTGCGCCCCAGCTATGAAGCGCTCGCCGAGATCGAGAGCGAGCTTGGCGTGGGTCTCATGGCCCTGACCCGCGAGGCGCTGGGCGGCACGCTGACCATGGCGCAGATGGGGCAGGTCGTTGCCATCCTCATCCGGGCATGGGGGCGCAGCCAGAACAATGTGAACGCGGGCGGCGCCAAGACGGACAAGATCACGCGCATGATCATGGACAGCCCCGGCGGCATGAGCACGGCCATGACGGTGATCGGCACCGCGCTGACGCTGGCGGTGACGGGCGGGCTCTCCCCCGAGGGGGAAGTGAAGGCGGCGACGAGCGAGCCAGCGACGGGGGCCTGAGCCCTCGTCGTCGCCTGATGGGGCTGGCGGCCTCCGCGCTCGGCTGGCGCCCCGCCGATTTCTGGACATCGACGCCGCATGAATTTTGGGCGGCATGGACGATCTGGCGGGAAATGAACTGCTCGGAGGACGAAGATGGCCAGTAGCGCGAACGAACTCGTCCTGCGCGTCACTGCCACGCAGGAACTGCTGGAGCGGCAGTTGCGGGAAATGGGCCGCAACGTCGACACGTTCGAGCAGGCGGCCGAAACGCGGATCGACCAGCTCGAAAAGCGGTTCTCCGGGATCAACCTGCGCGGCGCGATCGATGCGGTGAAGCAGGCGGATCAGGCGTTCCGCTCCAGCTTCTCCAGCATCCAGAGCCAGGCCGCGCAGATGGCGGCTAGCGTGGCGCAGACAGGACAGGTCGACCTGACCCCGCTGATCGAGCAGGCGCGCAACCATGCGGCCATGCTGAACGCCGAGCAGGTCGCCACGGCGGCGCTGCTGCGCGCGGAAGAGGCGCGCCTCGCCAAGATCGAGCAGGTGACCATGCAGGAGCAGGCCGCCGTCGCGGCAGGTCGCGCGGCCCTCGCGCAATCCCAGCAGAAAGCGCAGGCGGCCACGATCGAGGCGCAGCGGCTGGAGGCGCTCCAGGCCGAACTCGGGCAGACGGCCGTCGCGCAGCAGAAGCTGACCAGCACATCGGGCGCGGCGCGCGCCGGTCTTCAGCAGGCCGGGTTCCAGGTGCAGGATTTCGCCGTGCAGGTCGCGGGCGGGACCAGCGCCACCCGCGCTTTCTCGTTGCAGGCGCCGCAGCTCTTCGGGGCGCTCCAGCTCATGGCCAGCGGCGCGGAGAACAGCAAAGGCAAGTTCGCGGCCTTCGCCAATTTCCTAGGCGGGCCGTGGGGTGTCGCGATCGGCATCGCGATCCCTCTTGCTGGCATGCTGGTGGAAAAGCTGCTCGACGTGGGCGACGCCGCCGACACGGTGAAAGCCAAGGCCTCCGCCGCGCAGACTGCCATCCAGCGCCTGTTCGCGCTCGCCGGGCAGGTGAAATATGAGGGCGACTATAGCGCCGTGCAGGCGTCGATCCTCACGGGCGAAGCTGCCGTCAGTCGCCTCGACCAGCAAATCGCCGCAGCGCAGTCGCGCTATGATACCATCGTCGCCGCAGGCAGCGGCGCCAACCCGGAGGCCGCGCTCGCCGCGCAGGCCAGCGCGCTTCGGCAGGTCTCCAATCTCGAAAGCCAGCGCGCCGCCGCGCAACAGAATGTCGACAAACAGCGCGCGGCGCTTGAGGCAGTCAACGAGCAGATCGCTATTCGCCAGCGCGCCGACGCGGCGCGGGCAAAGCTGTGGCCGGATGCGAGTGGAAGCTCGGGAGGCGGCAGTTCGGGGAGCAGTCGGACGGTCCGCGAGGCGCAGCAGGTCCAGAGCGCCGCCGACAAGGCGCGCGAGGCTCTGGAGAAAATGGCGGCGGCCAACAGCGTGCTGCTCGGCAACGACGCCCAGTTCACCGGCAACACCAATCTCGACGATCCGAACAATCCGGTCACGAAGATGGTGCAGGCCAGTCTGGAGGGGAAGGAGCGTCTCGCCGAGTTCCACGCGCAAATGGACAAGATGGCCGAGCAGACCAAGGTCAAATGGACCGACGCCGCCCAGACCGTCATCTCGTCGCTGCAGAGCATGTCGAACGCCATCGAATCCGGCGACATTCTCGACATCCTGTCCGCCGCGCTGGGGCTGTTCGAGCAACTCGGTGGGCTTGGGGTATTCGGGTCGACGATCCAGAACAACCTTCTGCACCCTAACATATCGGCTCCCGTCAAGGCACGCGCCTCCGGTGGTCCCGTGTCGGCGAAGACGCCCTATCTGGTCGGCGAGAACGGCCCGGAGCTGTTCGTGCCGAACGCAGGCGGACAGATCATCAGCAACGACAATCTGCGCTCGCCATCGGTCTCGCGCGGCACATTGGCCGGGATCG